TTGAACCAAATTATATTGAACCAAATTATATTGAACCACTAAATTATAAAAATGAAAATAAATATCCAACGATTATAACAATGTTATATGATATAAGAAGTTTGGAAAATTCTAATTTAGATAGAAATCGAAAACTTGATAGTTATATAGAATTTTCCAAACAATTTTTATTAAAATTACCATATCCAATTATATTTTTTATTGATGATAATGAGGAAACGTATAATGCCATATATAACTCTAGAAAAGAATTGAATTTACTTGATTTAACATATATTTATGTGTGTGATTTTAAAACAACTTATTTTTACAAACATTTATCACGATTAACAGAGTTACAAACCACTTTTTTTATTAGAAATGGAGATTTATCGCATGAAACTCCAACATATGTTATTTTAAATAATAATAAATTTGATTGTATAGATAAATCAACTGAATTAAATCCATTTAATAGTACACATTTTATTTGGATAGATTTTGGTATTAATCATGTAGCTCAAACAACAGAATTAATTCATGAGTGGATTAATAAAGTTCCAGATAAAATAAAACAAATGTGTATAAATCCTTATTTAGAAATTACTAATGCCAAGCAGCATTTTGAATACATATATCATAATATGGCAGGTGGATTATTTTCAGGCTCAAAAGAAAATATGAAAAAATATTCAGAATTATTTAAACAAAAAACTGAAGATGTATATAATGATAATTGGTATCAAATAGATGAAGCTATAATGACAATGGTACATAGAGATAATCCAGATTTATTTAATTTATATTATGGAGACTATCAAGGAATTGTTTCAAATTATTTATATCCAATCCATAATATGGAATTAATATTAAATGGGTGTCAGAAATTTTTAAATTATAATAAAACAAAAGAAACATATGATATATTATGTTATTGCTTGAAATATTTTGAAGAGAATTTAGATAGTGAATTTATATTAAATTATATACGTTTACATATAATTGTTGATTATTATCATAATAATAAAATGTTTTTACCATATGTAATAAATATAATAAACATTTTGAAAAAACGATTAAATACTGAAACAATACATGCTTTATTAGAAGCTAATAAAGCAAATATAGATCATTATGAAAATAAAGAACTTGTATTACAATAATATTATATTTTTATAAACTAATTATATTTTACGATTGAATCTATATATTTTTTATCGTAAATTCCAATCCTTGTAGTTCTATCCCAAGTGCTATAATTAATAAGTACTCTTTCGTCTTCTATAACAATACTAAGACAATATTCAATAGACTCTCCTTCAAATTTAAATGGAGCAGAATAACGTATTAGTTTCATATTTGAGTCAAATACAGAAATAATATGATAATAATGCCTAGGACTTTCATAAGAAACTAAATGATTTACAAACCATATTTCAGATTCTACAAAATTAATTGATATATTATTATTATTATTACTATTATTTTCTTTAATATTTTTACTATATTTAAATCCACTTGTAGATCCTCTAATACGAGTAAATATATATGGCATTTCTCTAACCTCAATAAGAGATAAATGTTTTGTTTCATCGTTAATTTTACAAATTTTTAATGGATACCAGTTATAAATGACATGACAAGACTCATTATAATCAACAAATACCCAATTTTTTTCACATGACTCATTATTAAATGTAGTTTTATTTTCATTACACTTTAAATTTAAAGATTCTATATCATAATTTCCAGAAACAATACCTATTTTATTATCAGAATGATATCCAGTTCCAATAAATAATAATTCACAGGAGTTAATATCATTAAAAATACGTACATCTTCTACACCTATATATCGTCTATTATCAAAATTAATATTTATCCATTTCTCAGAAATTTTATTAAATTCTTTATCTAATTCTATATATTTATTAACAGTTATAATATGTTTATCACAATTTAAATATCCTCCTCCACCATCAATATAATAATTAACATACCTTATATTCATTTTATATCCATCATTATTGGAATTTGGAATTAAACAACTGGAAGATGATGTTAATTTAGTATTTTCATTATTAATATTTGAAATAATAGTATCATCTAATATTATTTTTGATTTTTGTGTTAAAACATCTTTATAAAATTTCATATTTTGTAATACATTATTAGTTTCATTTTCGTCCTTGGAATTATTCAATACTTCAATAACTTCATTATTTATATTTTTTACACCTAAATAAGACGCAAAAATCGTATATTCATAATATAATTTACAAGTATAAACATCATCATGTAAAAATAAATATTGATCTCTTTTTAAATTTAATTTTAATATATTTTTTGCCTGTAAATAAAACATATTGGCTAACTTATGTTCAGAAACTATTCTATAATGTTTAATCATTTCATAAAGACCTTCTAACCTTTCGGGGTAAAAATTAAACCCTTTCATCCAAAAATGAATGGCATCACTAATTTTATCCATATTTTTAAAACAATGACCAATCCTATAATAACTATACCATATTTCTTCTTTCCAACCGCCAAGTTCAATGCGTTTTTTATATACATTAATAGCCTCTCCAAATCTACCAGAATCATGGTAACTATTAGCTAAATAAAAATAATATCTAACATTATTAGGCTCTTCTTTAATTCCATCTAGTAATAATTTAATATCTCTTTCAAATTTATCATGTTTAGATCCTCCATCGCCAAGATCTTTAATAAATAAATCATTTTTCTCAAAATTATAGACGCTATTATTTGGAGGAGTATCAATATATTCGTGAGTAACTCCAACATATTTATATAGTCCATTATTTTGGACTATACGCATATTTTGATAATAAAATGAATCATTCCCTTGAAGAATAGAAAAACTAGTAGCTTTTTTCAAATCAGTTTTATTAAAATTTTTAATATCCAACATCATATCGGCATCCATTAGTAAAATAAAATCAGACATGTTTAAACAAGATTGTAAAGCAAAATTTCTATTATGACAGAAATTTTTAAATGGTTCGCAAACTACTTTACCTGGAATATTTTTTTTCTTAAAATAATCAGTAATTATTTTAATAGTATCATCTGTAGATCCAGTATCACAAATACAAAAACTGTCAATAATTGATATAACAGAGTCAAAAAATCTTGTTATAATTTTACTTTCATTTTTAACAATCATATTTAAACATAATGTTGGAATTTTAGAATTCTCATTTAAAATAAGCTCCATTTTTTAATATATGTAAAAATTTATATTTAAGTTTTTATCGTGAATAAATATTTGTTTTATACTTTATTAGATCTTCTGCTCTTTATAGATTTGCTTCTTTTTTCAAATCTTCTGCTCTTTATAGATTTGCTTCTTTTTTCAAATCTTCTTCTCTTTACAAATCTTCTTCTCTTTGTATATCCGCCCATATTCTTTTTTACAGGAGTAAGTCTATGATATTGAGCTTGTGGTGGTATGAATGGCACTGTAGGAACTGTCCCAAATGTATTGGCCTCTTTTTTATATTCACTATGAAACTTTGGTCCTAATTTTTTCATAGAGAGAGATGCCAGTGAGGGAACTTGATTAGGTATAACTGGTATCGATAAGTCTGATGATAAATTAGCAGGTAACTTATGTAGTATTGTAGGAAGTTTGTAAAATGATGCTTGTACGCTCATTGATGGTTTAGTATCAGGAGGGGAAAGTTTTTTTCCTGAACCGGTTATAATTACTCGGGAATAAGCTGTTAGAGGACGCTGGGGTGGTCCTCCCAATTTTTCAAACTGTACTATCTGTCTCGATAGAGGGGTCCCTACTAAATATATGATACCTGGTTCTAATTCTGTATAAGGTACCTTATTTACTGGGCGAATTATAGCGGCAGAATCAGTGTAAAACTGCCTTAAATCTTCGTCGGAATAATAGATTTCTCTTAATGTATTAGCTTCCATTATATATATATACTTTTAAAAAAAGTATGGAAAAATATTTTTACACTTTTTCAAATTTCAACCACCGATTATAATAAAAAATTGAAACATAATATTACACATCATTAGTAAATATAATTAAGTAATAATATGACAAAAACGTCGGCAGAATTAAGTCAAAAAGCAGCAGGTTATATGTTAGCAGCAGCAAACGCATCTAAACGAGAAATGAATAAAAAATCTACCACAGAAACTATTACAAAAACTACAACAACCACAAAAACTACTATCATAAAACCACTACATTTCAAAAAATAATTTTACTAGTGACAATATTGTAAAACAAAAAATTTCATGTAAAAATAATGTCTGAAAAGTTTACACCCTTGAAGATTTACACCCTTGAAGATTTACACCCTTGAAGATTTAAATCCCGACGCTTTTAAGCGTCCTATTTATTTGTTTAAGGACAATGTTACCGATAAATAAATTAAAAGGCAAACCTCCTATAAAACCCACTAAAAATCAACAAGGTTTGCCTATTTCAAGGCATGTTATAGTTCCTATTCTTTGACAATGCGGACATTTACAATAACTTTTTTTGCCTCTATATATTTTCTCACAATCATTATGTAATAGTATATTACATATAAAACACGTTGTTACAATGCGAGAACTAATCTTTTCCCAACAGATTAAACAAGTTATATATTCAATGTGAGATTGAACTGAAGTTAAATTATTATCCATTGTAATATTAAGCTATGTATAATGTAATAATAATAATTATAAATATATCAATTTTTTTTCCATACTTTTTTTAAAAATATTTTTCCATACTTTTTTTACACCTTTTCTCATTTAAAACGCCGATTTTATAATATTACCCAGATTAACGATATTAAATTAATTTATTTGTTTGAATCTTTCATTAACTCTATTTCTAATTTTATAAATTCTTCACGAAATTTGTCTATATTTATAAATGCTGAATAATGTGATACTTTGTATATCTTATATTGTGTAAAATTTCGCTTTAATATTTTATAACTATCATTTCCAAAAGCAATTATAATGGGAGATTTTGAACCTATATCTACTAATTCTTGTTCAAAAATTATAATGTTTTCTTTTTCAAATGTTTTATTTTTACTAAGATATGTCATTAAATTACCTGCTACTTTTTCTTCAAAATCCTTTATTATATCAGTCATATACGCCCCAGAAAACATAGTATTTTTTAATGCGTGTCTCGTTTTATAATCTTGTGCTGATGAATAATCAGGATGAAAATTACTAAATAATTTAGGTATATGTTTTGAAATATTCAACCCAACAAGTATAATATTGGGATTTAATGATTTTAAAGTTGTGATTGTTGGATTTTCAAAAAATGAAATATCTCCCATATTTGATTTCATATTTTCTCCTTGATCACTCCATATTGCCCACGAACTCATACTACCATATTTTGATTTAATTTTTTCATATTCTATTAAATCCATTTTATTGTAATATAATTCTAAATGTTTATATTACAAAATATTCAATTTTATTATAAAAATCGGCATTTTAAATGTTAAAAGGTGTAAAAGTATTTTTCCATACTTTTTTTAAAAGTATTTTTCCATACTTTTTTTAAAAATATTTTTCCATACTTTTTTTAAAAATATTTTTCCATACTTTTTTTAAAAATATTTTTCCATACTTTTTTTAAAAATATTTTTCCATACTTTTTTTAAAAATATTTTTCCATACTTTTTTTAAAAGTATATATATAAGATGGCTAGTACCCGATTTTATTATGATCCTAGTAGAACAAAAAAACAATTACAACAGTCAACCGACCCTGGTAGATGGATATTAAATGTGCCTGGAAATGGAGCAAATCCTTGTTATATGGAAGATCCTCAAATTATTATACAAAAATGGGGGGCAAATTTAAGAACTAATACTATCGATTTAGAAAGTGATTTAAGAGGTGTAAATAGGCAACTCAGTAGAGATTGTTTAGGCAAAGATAATTATAAAAGTTATAATGTCCCAAATAAAGCTATTCAATATCCAACTTGTAATAATTTATTTACAGATCAATCTAGGGCAACTAATCCTGCCTGGTGGTATCGTGATGTAGAACAAGTAGATTGGTATTATCCTCCTTTGAACCCTCAAGCAAATACTTGTATACCTTTTCAAAATAATTTAAGTAGTAGAATTTTAGAAAAAGATAATTTTACGCCAAAACGAGATTGTTTTACAAATGAAACGAAAAATTATTTGCCATCAAGTTATAATTTAATTAAAGGCGGATATGTAGGCGGTCCTACAACATGTCAACAGACAAATTCTTGTCAAACATTGTAATTTTAATCTTTATACATATGAAAAATTTACTTAATTTTTATTTATTACCATAAAAGTCATAAATAAAACATTAATTTAAATAAGAAAATTTATTAGATTTTATTGGAATAATGAAGGATAACAAATCAAATATAACTATTAATAAAAAATTTAGATTATTATCTAGATTAAAATATAAAATAAAATAATCTATATATATAAATATGGAAATAGCAATCCCTTTACTGGCATTAGGCGGTATGTATATAGTATCAAATCAAACCAATGACAGCTGCAGTAAAAAAGAAATAAAACAATCTAGACAAGAAAAATTTACAAATATGGGAGTAAGAAGTAACTTAGGTCAAGTTAGAACAGATAATTATTTACCAAATACAAATATACCTCCACAAAATTATCCAGTTACTAATATAAATCAATTGGTAGATACTGTTCAAGAATATATAAATCCAAATGCCGCAACAGATAAATATTTTGATCAAAATTTATATGAAAAAAATGTACGAAATCATAAACCAGTGGGGCAAAATCCGCAAGAAATTTATTCTTTAACAGGAAATTATTTAGATTCTGCTCAATTTAAACATAATAATATGGTTCCATTTAATGGTGGAAAAGTTAAGGGTAAAACATATGATATGAATATTACGGAATCTGTTTTAGATAATATGATTGGATCTGGTTCACAAGTAATAAAGAAAATTGAACAAGCACCATTATTTAAACCAGAACAAAATATGCAGTGGGCTTATGGTATGCCAAATCAAAGTGATTTTTTTCAATCCCGTGTAAACCCTGCCATGAAAAACAATAATGTAAAACCATTTGATTCAATTATGGTAGGTCCTGGATTAGATAAAGGTTATGGAATAAATGGTAGTAATGGTTATAATTCTGGTATGGAAGCACGTGATAAATGGTTGCCAAAAACAGTTGACCAATTACGCGTTGACACAAATCCAAAATTAGAATATGAATTACTTAATCACGAAGGACCTGCAAATTCATTTATTAAAGCAGTTCCTACGGCACAAATGATTGGTCGTGTTGAGAAACAAAGACCTGATACATTTTTTATTAATAGTCAAGATAGATGGTTAACGACCACTGGAGCAGAAAAAGGTGAAACATTAAGACCAATTCAAGAGCTGGGTGTATTAAGGCGCGCGGATATTGATACAAAATATATGGGTCCAGCTGGACCAGCAGATATTAAGGCTGGACACGCACCAGAAAATTTTGAACCATCTAAACGTCATGAAGTATTATCATGTGGAGTAAATCATTCTAAAGCGGCAGGACGAGGGCCTCATGAAGATGGCGATAGATTCTTGCGAAGTCACACAAATTATGAAAATCATAGATCAACTGTTAAACAACCAGAGACTTTGAGAAGTGGTTTTGGTGGGGCAATAGGAGCAGTTATTGCGCCTTTAATGGATCTTTTGAAACCAACACGCAAGGATGAAACTATTAATAATGTTCGCATTTATGGTGAAGCAACAACTGCCGTTTCCAAAAGTTATGTTTATAATCCTAGAGATGCCACTCCTACTACAATAAAAGAAACAACTCTTTTTTCACCTAATTTTAATATTAATAATCAAAAAGAAAGTATGTATGTTAATAACTATAGTTCACCTGATTTAACACAGCGAGATACTACAAGTTGCGAATACTTTACTTCAGCTGGTGGAGCAGCCACAGGTTATGGAGATATGAGTTATGACGCAGCGTATAACCAACATAATAATGATATTAAATCTCAGACTATTATGAATAGAGCAAATCCAGGTGGGACGCAGATTTTTAATCAACAAATGCATTTAAGTACTATTAAAAGTGATGCTGATCGATTTGATGGGAGAGTCAATCCAGCCTATTCTAGATTAACTGGATTACCGCCTTCTGTTCAAACTTATGGCGCTGTTCATACGCCACAATATTATGATGAGTGTCAAATGTGCGACAGAATTCAACCAGATATTCTTGAAGCTTTTAAAAAAAATCCATATACTCACTCGTTAACAGGCGCTGTTTAACCTTCATCACCCCAAGAAAAGCTATTAGATTTTCTTGTTAATATTAATAAAATTAAATTATCAAATTATCAAATTATCAAATTATCAAATTACTATTATCAAATATATTTTAATAATACGTTGTATTAAAATATAAAAACACCACATAAACTATATCAATTATATGTCATTACCAATTCATCAAAATATAAAAAAAAAATTAAATTATTTTCATGAAATACATAAAATACCAAATTTGTTATTCCATGGGCCATCTGGAAGTGGAAAGAGAACTATAGTAAATGAATTTATTCACAAAATTTATGATAATAATAAAGAAAAAATTAAATCATTTGTAATGTATGTCAATTGTTCACATGGTAAAGGGATTAAATTTATAAGAGACGAACTAAAATTTTTTGCCAAAACTCATATAAATTCCAATGGAGGTAATATTTTTAAAAGTATAATTCTTTTGAATGCTGATAAGCTTACAATGGATGCCCAATCCGCATTACGTAGATGTATTGAATTATTTAGTCATAATACTAGATTTTTTATTATTGCCGAAGATAAATATAATTTAATGAAACCAATATTATCGCGCTTTTGCGAAATATATGTACCAGAACCAATTATAAATGATATTATTATAAATCTTTATCAATATAATTTGAATGAAATATTTAATACAAAAGATATTAAAATGCGTCGTCTAGAATGGTTAAAAAAAGAACTTGTAAAGATTGTAAATAAAAACTTAAGTTTAGAAGATTTAATGATATTATGTACCAAACTTTACGAAAAGTCTTATAGTGCTTTAGATATTATGAATTTATTAGAAAATAAATTTTTAGAAAATATAATAACTATAGAAAAACGTTATGAATTACTAATGTGTTTTAACCGTATACGCAAAGAATTTAGAAACGAAAAATTATTAATTTTATTTATTTTAAACTTTGTATTTTTAAGTTCAGAAGTATCTTTAGAAAATATAAGTTTTATGTAAATGGATGATTTTAATGTAAGCGCTCTTCATGAATCCAAAAATGAATGGGGTTCCCGTTTAATTACAATTCTAACTCCACTGATTATTGATGGATATAAATCAATTTTAGATGAATCTATTAAACTATGTAATGAAAATAGAGAAATGGATAAATACTTAATGACATTTCAAAATTTGATCTCCCGAATACCAAAATGGAATTCACAAATAATTGAAACTGAAAGAAAACGAATTTGTGAAAAATCTGGTTGTACTTATTTAGAAGATTTAATAACATGTGTTCATATAATTCAGCTTAAAATTTTGACTGCCATGCGTGTAGGTCAAAAACAAAAAAAAATAGATATTAATATTCCTAAGTTGGATGATTTTATTCATAAAACTTATATAAATGTGGCAAGAAAAGTATATAAAAATGTGTATTTATTTGAAACAAATGTGCCTCCATTACAAATACAAAAAAATCATAGAGAATTAGAAATAATTGTCCAAGAATGTATTTTAAACACACTTAGAGAAAGTATTCCAGTAGAAGCAATTTTGAAAGCATATATGGATGAAACAGTTGAAGAGGATGTAATAGAAGAGATAAAAGAACAAATTATTGAAGAACCTATTAGTACACCTATTAGTACACCTATTAGTACACCTATTATAACAAAAAATATAAATCCAATACCTGTAGAATCGCAAAATTTAAATAATCATTTAAGCTTTAATGATATTGATTATGTTAAAAATGAAGATGGTAATATAACCAATGTTAGTGCGCCAAAATCTATTCAAAGATTAGAAGAAATAAGTGAAATACGTGCGCAACAAAGACGAGAAGAAGATGAAGACGATAATATAAAATTAAATATTTCAGATCAATCATTTAACTTGGATGCTTTGGACGTTCATAATATTGAAGAACCTAGATTAGAATTATTACCAGATTTATTAATTGATGATATTGAGATTTTAGAATAATTTTGCGTAGAAAAAAAAATAAGAATATCAAAATAGTATTTTAGATGAATAATATTTTTATTAAAGCGGCTATTATATCAGTCATTTTTTTGATTTCAAAATTTCTTGAAATGAGATTTATTGAAAAAGAAAATAAACCACTCAAATTACTAATTAGAGATACGCTTTTAGTTTATTGTAGTGTTATATCTGGATATTTTATAATCGGGCAATTAAATCCGGTACTTAAAGGTGGATCAACAGTTACGCAAGTATTTACAGATAATCCGGGATTTTAACGACCAGTCCACACTTTTACTACAGCTTTCGGAATAGTGCCTTTTTTAAAGTCAAGTAAATATTCGTCAAATGTATAACCCCAAGTTTGATATTTCATTATATTACCAAATAAAGATTTAGATTTCAAAATATTTGGATTTTCATTAAAAAATAAACATCCCATTATTCTCTCTAGACAACATCTATCAGTTCTACAAGATACAGCTGAAATTAGATTAGTTATTTTATATTTTTCTTCTAATCGTAATAAAAAATTGTGATTTATATATGATTGAGCTCCAAAACAACCATACCATTTTGTATGTGGCATACCAAGTATACTATCATTTAAAGATAATTTTTGCTGTAATGAATATGAACTTTTTAGTTTGGTTGATATTCTTAATGTATTAGTAATATTTTCTTTATCTGGATAAAAAAACCATAGAGGAAAAACTTTCTGGCCTTGTAATTTTGTAAAATCTATTTTTTTATGAAAAAATACACTATCATGAATAATTATGGCATTTTCAAAAAATTTATTTTTAATATAATAATAATAAGGTAATAATTCTCCACGACCTGGAAATTCAGATTGTATTATTTCGGTATTTTTATAATCGTGGTCTGCTTTTACAAATTCTTGATTGCTATTATCATCGATAATAACAATTTTTCTATATGGATACAATGTTCTTAATAATTTGACTGAATGATTCCAGTACTGATTTGTTTTTTCTGAATTTACATGTCTAGTAATAATAAAACCAAACGAGTTCATAATATATACAATTATTATTGTATTATGAAATGATAAAGTTAATCTTTACAATAAATATAAATTATACACCTTTTCTCATTTCAAACGCCCACTTTGTGGGTGTAAATGAGTTAAAAGGTAACGTTGCCATGCGCATTTCAAATGCGCAAAGGTGTAAAATAATATTTATTGAATTATTATATTATACGTAACTTGGAATATTGTCGATATTAATAATATCTGATGGTACTTCGCCATTAAATTTAGAAAATGTGTTAAATTCAGGTCTCTCTAATTGCGCTTGTGGAGTATGATTATGAACACATCGAGCAATCATTTTATACAATTTAAAATCGGGGTATCTATCTTGACCATTATTTTTGTATAACATATTTATTCCTTTATCATCTAAACACCACTCTACTATTATTTTTTTTACAGGGTCAGTACATTTACTTAAATCTTTTATATCTTCTATATTATCAACAACATAATCAAATATTGAACATGCCAAGCGACATAAATCAAAACTAAAATTTGGTTCTAATCTAGGTTTACTTTCATTTAAATATGGTTCGATATTATATTGCGTAGCTGCATCATTTCCATTTTGAAAACTATCACTGCAAAATAATTTTCCATCAAATTTATATATACTTCTACCAAAATCGATAATTTTAAAAATACGTCCAAAAGTAGGAACCTTATAATTAATTTTTTTATAACAATAATATATATATTTTTTATCCGTATGATTATACATAACATTATTTGTATGTAGATCATTATGTGTAAATCCAAATGCTTTTTGAAATGTAATTAATATCATAATTATTTGCATTAATATTGAAAACCATTCTTCTGTTGATAATTCATTATTTAAAATTAAATCGTCAAATGTATTTTCACAACATTCCATTCCAATAACTTGAACAGGAAATTTGGTTATAGTTACATTTATTCGTTCTTCTTCTTCTTCTTCTTCTTCTGATGATTCATCATCATCATCTTCCAATTCATCATTATTTTCTTCTACACTGGCACAATTTTCTCCAGCATCTAAATCTTCTATACTATCGCAATTTTCACAAGCATCATCATCATTTGTATAAGATGATCTCGATGAACATGTAGAACTTGAGTGTAATGTTACATTTTTATCACATATCAATTCGATATCTAACATATTTATATCAACTAAATCAGAAGGCATTTCTTTTAAATTGTTAAAATCTATTGTATTTTCTTGAAATATATCTTCAAATGTATTATTATCGATTGAATTAATTGATAATTGAGATATTATACTGGTATTATGTGCTATTGTAATTGGTTTTAATTTTTTTATTTCATCTTGAAATAAATAATCGTAATCATCTATTTTAAATAATTTATTTTTATTTTTATTAAAAAAATCAGAATTATTTAAATAATCTAAATCATCAAATACATTTAATATAAAATTATTTTTAATTCCTAAAAAAGATCCATAATAATCAACACTATGCGGAAAATTATGTATATGTGATAAGTTACTTGTTAAAAATAAAAATAAACCATCAACATATGCCGAATTATTTGGATCAATAAATTTAGGATGACAATCAGTCTCGGATGAATTTAATTTAGGTAAATTAAAGAGTTTTTCATCTAAAATATTATATTTACCAATCAAGTATTTATATGGGTCTAATAATGGCGCTAGTTTAAAAAACACTTTTTTAGCTTTTGTTTTATTATTTATTAAGTTCTTAATTTTACAATTATATATATTGGAATTTTCTTCTACACATTCATTAACACTTGATATATACCATTTATTATTCAAATTGATTCCATTATAATTAATATCGTTTAATGAGAAGAATCTTGAATAAATTGGAACATAATTTTGCGCTTTAGAGAGAAACATTGAAGTAGAATCTTCTAAACTTTTAAAAAGTTCTACATTCTTTCTTTTTTGATAATTTACAAATTCCATACTTTAGCTAATTAATATATAAATTATATATGTTTTTAACTTATATAATTTATATAATTTATATATAAATTTTAATTAATAAATTTATTAAAGAATTATTTATAGCACATGTAAAAGTCGGCGCTCTAAATGTGCAAAGGTGTAAAAGTAAATCCTTTTTTAGGCTTATTACAATCATCTATACCAAATAAAGAGGTTGGTTGTTTTTTTATAGTTTTATTTTGTTTTACCATTATTTATGTAATAATCAAATATAATATTATAAATTCGTTTATTATTATTAAAAAAACCCCAATTATATTTTACAATGACTCTAGAACTAAAAAAGTTTGATATGAAAAGTATTAGTTTCAAACCAAATGAAAATAAAGGACCTGTTGTTGTTTTAATCGGAAAACGTGATACCGGTAAGAGTTTTTTAGTACGTGATTTATTATTTTATCAACAAGAAATTCCTATTGGGACTGTTATAGCAGGCACTGAAGAAGGTAACGGATTTTATGGCAAAATTGTGCCAAAATTGTTTGTACATAATGAATATAATACAGCCATTATAGAGAATATTTTGAAACGACAACGCACTGTTTTAAAACAAATTAAAAAAGAAATGGAAACTTATAAACGCACTACTATTGATCCACGTGCTTTTGTAATTCTTGATGATTGTTTATATGATAACACTTGGACGCGTGACAAAATGATGCGACTTTTATTTATGAATGGTGAATTGTTTGCCTAAGTCATTCCAAAAGAATGGCTAGTGTATTGTTTAGCAATATGCGACACGTCCAAATTGCGGAAACGTCTTGTTAGGTTTATGCTACTAAACTATAATAGAAATATTATAGTGGCTTATGTTAATCACATAAGGTATAGTAAAAAGGTATAAAATAAAGATAACCCGCAGCTAAATATCTAAGTCCGTTATGATAAGGATATGATATCAGTTCAACGACTAAATGCCCGTGGGCCAGAAATGTTTAATCAACATTAATGAAGGCTTAAGATATAGTCTAAACCCATCCGAGAGGATGATATGCCCATTTAAAAAGCATAAATTTTATGATTTCAGAAAGAAATATCTGAATGAAAATGGTACAATTGAGACATTGGAAGATAATGTTAGTAATTACTATGCAATATCCGCTTGGCATCCCGCCAACGCTGCGTACAAATATTGATTATGTCTTTATTTTGAGAGAAAATTATATAGCCAATAGAAAACGAATTTATGAGAATTACGCAGGTATGTTTCCAACATTTGAGAGTTTTTGTCAGGTGATGGATCAATGTACAGAAAATTTTGAGTGTTTGGTTATCAATAATAATTCAAAATCAAACAAATTACATGATCAAGTTTTTTGGTATAAAGCAGATAATCATAATGATTTCAGATTAGGTTCAAAAGAATTCTGGGAATTATCTAAAAGTATTAATTCTGATGATGAAGATGAAAAATATGATCCAAATAATATCAAGAAACGCGGAGCGGGACCAAAAATTAGCGTTAAGAAAGCTAATAAATGGTAGAGCCAAGATGAGCAGAGGTATGAAAAATAAAACTATAATAAATGATTATTATTCTACAGAATAATTATTTATAATATATATATATAAAATGGAAAGAGAGATATCTGAAGAACAAGCACGTGCTTTAGGCAATTTAATAGCAGAATTAGATGCTGCGTCTAATATTTCATTAGGAAAACGATTAGTTCCAGGAAGAGAGGGAGGTTATTTTAAACAATTACTAAATGGCGAATTGCCTTCTCATTTACAATATCCTGGTGAAAGAGAAGAAGGAAAGAAAAAACAAAAAATGATAGGAGGCGATGGTATATGTGATAATATATATGTAAGTTTGGCTATAGATTCTGCCATAATTTTAGCTGGTGCTGCCGTAGTTGCTGGCGCGGGATATACAGGATACGCAACATTACAATTTTATATGACTACATATGCTTTAGATGCTGTTATAATAACTATAATCAAAGCTGTATTTGATAGTTTAGTAGCAAGTGGAAGTATGATTTTAACATCTGTTAGTAGTGCTCCATCAGCAGCAATTTCAATTGCTTCATCAGCAGCACCTGTAATATCTACTGTTACCAGTGGAGTAGCTACTTCAACCGTGCCAGTTTTAACTGTATTTGCTAAACTGGCACCAGGAGTCGCATTAGGCAGATATATTGGAACGAATAAAAACGCATATGAAGATGCCAGACATATATTAGATATATTAGTTGAGCGATATGAAAGAACTCGTGGTATTATAGGAGTTGTAACTCGTTCTATGGCAGAAAAACAACAAGAATTAGTAGGCCAAATAACTGAAGCTAGAAGAAACATAAGTGAAAATTATACTAGAACAGTTGACAGCGCAAGTTCTGCCATAAGCAGCTCAACGGAATTATTTAGAATAATTAAAACTAAAATATGTGAATTAATTAATAGGGCAGCTACACGCATGAGTGATCCAGTAAATGTATCAGCTGAATTAAATAGAATGCTTGCCGATATACAAATTAACGGTGGTAGAAAAACAAAACGTAGACATTCGCATAAAAAACGAAAAACAAATAAAAAAACAAATAAAAAAACAAATAAAAAAACAAATAAAAAAACAAATAAAAAGTAATTACGTATCTTCAAATGAAATAGAAATAGGATATTTAATATAACAATAATCTCTCCAAGTTGTATGATATGTTTGATTTGATTCACACCAATCAAATAATATTTTCCCATTTGAAGCTTTTATAGGAAATGGTTCCCATAATTTATATTTAAAATGAAATAACAAATTCATTATACCCATTTCATTTGTTTTACAAAAGGTATATTTATTCATCGCTTCAATCAGCTGATTTTTATCACATACATTTAATATATTTGTATCATAAATCCACATACAGTTAAGCATATAATTAGATGTTAATATTTGCTCACCCATTTCATTTTTTAATGAGTAAATTAGTTCAGGTTTATCATAACTGAGTTGACAATTAAATGATTGATTTTCAAATAATTTACCGTCTTTTGGTGCCAAAATTTTATCTTTATAATCCATTTCTAATAAATACTTGACATCATCTAGAATTCTTAAACCAGCATCAACAAAAATAACTCTTTGCCATTTTTTAAAATAATCATCAAAAATATGTAGTTTTTCCCATTGTAACAACTTATTTATTTCTCTCTTGTCTGTTGTATCAATAAATCCGTTTTTACCAATTTTACTTAATAAAGTTGTCTTATCAATTACTAGGAATTTTTTTTCAATAATATTATAAAAATCTTTGAAATTGGCATTTAAATCAAAATCAATTGTTACCAAAACAATATCTTTAGTCCAGTTACCTTTACTTCTTAAATCTATAATTGTCTTTTTAGCTTTATCAAAATATTGCCTATCGGTTACCAATGTAAAAACAGTATCGCTATTATCTTGTAGTATAATATCCCAAGATTGATTAAATTTTTTTACTATAACCATGTTTTTGTCTGCTATAGATGTATAAAAATCGTATTGATCTTTTGTTACAACTTTATGAAATGTAACAGCATCGGTTAACTGAGACTCATTTTCATGTTGAGCTAAATGAAAAAGATTGTTATTAATTTGTTTAATAGTATTAGTTTTTGCGATATCCTGAATCCATAATCCAATACATAAATCGTCACACCATTGTTCCTTTAAATTAATTAATGGATAATACGCTTGATTTTTACCAATTTTTTTAACATATTCAGTAATATGAGAATACAATTTATTTGAAATTGCGTATCCAGCGCCACCAGACATGTATAAACAAATTTGGTCTTTAATATGGTCTAATTCTTTGCCAATATAATAAAGCTCAGTTGAATTGTATTGTTGTAACAATGTTTCTAATCTATTTTTAAATACAAAAGTATCATCATCAATAAAAATATACCAATCATAATTCAAAATGGTATCCATATTATAAATAAAATGAATATACTTCCATGTAATATTTTGACAATCATCCATACAATTCCATCCAAATTGTCGTTGTTCAATATTAGGTTTAGACGTAAGATAAAAAACGTCTTCTCTAGGCACATCAGATAAAAAAGAATCCATTTGATATTTAACTCGAGTATCTAGATATTTATCACATGTTGAAATAATATAACAAATTTTCATAATAGTTATATTATTTATTTATTTTTAAGTTTTACACCTTATTTATTATATTTCAAATGCCGATTTTTACAATATGATAAATAATAAAATATACTTGTATTTTATGAAAAATAAAACAAAAAAATTAATTAAAAAAATTCACACAAAAAACACAAAAAACACAAATAAAACAAAAAAAACAAATAAAACAAATAAAACAAATAAAACAAATAAAACAAATAAAACAAATAAAACAAATAAAACAAATAAAACAAATAAAACAAATAAAACAAATAAAACAAATAAAACAAATAAAACAAATA